TATAGTATGGAGATATTCTCAATAACTTTGCTTCCTTAGGATATGGAACTTTTTTACTTTCCACTTCATAAAATTTTCTATAATTTCATCTATCCTTGAAAAACTATATTCTTCATCATCTTTTAATAAAACATTCAATATATCTTTTCTATTGGAATATTTTTTACTTGCGATAATTTGTTCTTTTGAATATAGAATTTCATCATCTTTTTTTGTTTTAGTTGCCATTAGTCCCTCCTATCTGGTTTTATATCTGTTTTTAATTCTTCCATAAATGGATCTTCTTCTCCTACTTTTCTTACAAATGGTTTGAAAGTTATAAAGTAATGAAGATTTCCATCTATAAACTGTGAATTTCTATCTAAGCCTCTTAATAAATCCCCTTCTTCAGTTTTAATAACTTCCAAAGTATTATTTAATTTTTGGGCCATTTCCATTAATTCCCAATTGTCATCCTCATTCTTAGGAAAATACTGAATATCTAAATCTATTTTTTGTTTATACCTATTTCCTAATACTTGTTTTTCATTAGGATTTAATAGTTGAATAAAAAAGCAAGGCTCTTCAAAACCTTGCTTAATCTTATTTACATATATTTCTACTTCTGGAAATGTTTTCTCAAGAGTATTAGATATAGCACTTACTACTCTACTTAGCATTACCAAACACCTTCTTCAATATACTATCTAATTTCTTTTCTAATATAGCATCCATATTTTCTTTTATTTCATTCTCTGAAATAGTTAACATAAATCTACCAGGAACCCAAGCTCTTTTTAATTTCTTTCCGAGTACAGGAACAAATCTGCCTGGTGTTTGCCTGTGCCCATACTCAACATAAGAAGCATAATGGGTAGGATTTATAACTTCAACTGAATACAAATTACCATTTTTAAAAACTTGACCTATTGTCCAGTTTCTTCTTAAATTTCCACCATTTTTTTTAGTATTTGGAACTTTCTTTCCATCAACTGTTTTAGATGTTTGAGCTAAATAACTATAATCTCCAACTGGTGTTCTAAAAATTACTTTTCTTAATAATAAAGCTCCTAAAGATTTAACAAGGCTTGCCATTATTTCAGTCTGATTTTTTTTTATATTCTCTAAATTCTTTTTCATTATTTCTAATCCAGCCATATTAATTTTTACAGCTTGTCCCATATTAAGCTCCTTTATTATCAGTTACTAAAATAACTTCTTGATGTACTGAGTATATAGCAGGGATACCTGAAGCTTTATAAGTTTTAGATATCCCATTTCTAGTTACAACTATTTTTGAATTTTCTTTTATTTCTACTTTATTTGAAAGAAATAATTTTATAACTTGATTTGTTATAGCTATCGAAGGAGTTTCACTTGTAGAAGATATATTTTGAAATGAAATCCTACATTGAATATTTTCTTGAACTAAAATTTCTTTAAACTCAGTTGTCTTAGTTTTAGGATCCTTTACCTTTTCAAAATTATAAATACTACAAGTATCTCTCCATAACTTTTGTAAATTTCTTACCATTGTAATCTCCTATATCTATATAGCTCATTATCTTTACCAATCAATAAATCATTTAGCATAAACTCAAATAATTCCTCAGGTGTTTTTACTGTATCCGAATAAGTTTCAGTTGTATCCCCTTCTTTAATAGATTTTAAAACAGAGGAGAAATCATAATCTTTAAGCTCTCCATTGAGTTTTTTAAAATTAAGTATTTCTCCTACTGCTTTATCTACTAATATATATTTTAGTCCATCTGGAATGCTATCAAATGTATAATTTTGATTTGTAAAATTATTAATACTAGATAAAGCTTTTTTTAAGAAATATTCTATACTTGTAGCCTCATCTATTTTGAATAATTTTAGCTTTTCAATTACCATTTCTTTGATATTTTCCATAATTATCCTCTTGAAATTATTCTAACTATTGGGATAGATTTGTGATCTATTACTTCTCCATCTTCTGATTTTACTAATTCCCAGTTAGTACCTTTTTCTAATTCTGTATCATCAGGTGATATTGTAGTAGATGTTTTATAAGAAATCCCAAATGGAGCATAGCATAATCTTTTTCTTGATATTAAAGTATCTTCTCCACCGTTTTTATATGGAT